GCTATTGTTTCTTTTATAGTTTCATCTGCCCAGTTAAGTCTTGATAGTTCTCTATTAATAGATCGTTGAACATGAAACGCAAACTGGCCCAATCTATAAGCAATCTCTCCACAAACTTCTGGGGTCGTTTTTTCTAGTTCGTCTCTGCTCATCTGAAAATAACCATTAAGTTCTTCTTCTGGAAAAGTATCAGCTCTGTATGTTCCAAGGCCAATACCTTTTTCGTATTCGTCAAGAACCCTATCCCATTCATTAACTTGTTCTTTAGTATTCATTTTTTATCCTTGATGTCCATTGGTCTATTTGATCAAATGGTAATTCTATGTATTCAATTCCATTTAATTCACACCAATCTTTCTTCTCCTGATCTCTTTTCTTATGTCTGATAAATCCTAGCGGACTATTATGAAAAAATCTACTAAACTTATAATGTTGCTCGCCATGAACTTCTATACACTTCTTGACCAGAGGTAAATAAAAATCCAGATAAAGGGTTTCCGATCTTCTGATATTAACTGGTATTTCCTCCAAAACCTGTAAGGTGGGAAAGCAAGCGTGGATTAAATCTCTAGCTTGTAAATGTAGACTGGATTTATTTTGAATAGACCCATGCGCAATATTGCCAATCAATTGCCAATTACAAGAATTCCCATCTAGATCTTTTACTTGCATTTGATTCCCATAGTATCCTTGACCTTTGTCCATAAATCATCATAAACTTCAGGATGATCGACCAAATACTGTCTTGTTTTCTCAAGACCCTGAAATTTGGGCTTGTCCTCGACAGATGACATAGTATACCATGCACCACCCTTTGACACAAGACCCAAATCTACAGCAAGTGTCAATAACTCCATCTGCTTATCAATTCCCTGACCATATCTAATGTAGCTTGTAATTTTACCGCCAGGAGCACCTAGGGCAGAACACATTACCTGCCAATGTACTTCTTGTCCAATCTGGGGACTATCTGTGCTTAAATTCCAAGGACTAAAATAGTTAGCCTTGATTTTAATGTCTGTTTGATAAGCAATAGCCTGACCACTCTTTTCTTTCCACTCACTATGACCCATTCCCGGATTACCCATTTGATGAGTAATACCTATAACTACATTTCTATTAACAGGAATAACATTAGACACTTTTCTGCAAAATTTGGCTAATAACTTAGCTCCGTCTGCTCTTTGCATCTTATCCATATCGCTAGTAATTTCAGCTTCTGTGCATAGAGCAGAGTATGAGTCGATAATAACTACCGATCCTGGAATTTCATTAATGATTCTTTCTCCAATTTGGAGATATTCTTCTGCATGTAGGATTTTACCTTCCTGAGATCCAATAATATTGAATTTTTCTAGATTTAATCCGGGTATGCCTTCTAGGTCTCTTTTCTTTAAACGACCTTCTATGTTGAGATAATAAACCTCTCGCCCTTCTTTGAATGATCCGTGAGCATATTCTTTCTTCTGGGCTGTTGCACAGAAATCTAAAGAGGTGGTTGTTTTTCCACACTTAGGCTGGCCAGTAAAAATAACAAATGATCCTTCTGGAATACCACCATTTAGTACAACATCTAATGCTGGACTAACTGGGATAGTAATCAATGACTTATCAATAACAGCATTTGCTGTTAACATTACATTGTCACCAAAATTTTTCTTTACATCTTCTTTAAGTGCCATTATCTAGATCCTTTAGCTTGGATAAAATATTTTTTGTACTATTAGTATTAGTTTTAAACGTCTTGTTTTCTTTCCTATCGAGCTCAAGAGTAAGCGATTGATTCTGAGAGTCGAGTAGTAGTTGTTGTTGCTCTATTATAGGAGTCAGGTGAGGAGCACGTAGAGAATAAATTTTTGCAGCCTCATACGTATTTAAAGCTTTAACTATAGCAGCTTCAGAATACTTAAGTAGCAGCTTGTTAGCAGTACCTATTTGATTTCTGTAATATGCTGACCATGTCTTATGACTCCAAAATTTATAATGCAAGTCCTGTCCGGTAAGCTTAGCTTTCTTCTCACATATTAATTCAGTAATATACTGAGCTGCTGATACCAACTTACCGTTCGAGTATTTCGAAGGGTATTTTTTCATATGTTCAGTCGTTCGGCCTAAATATATTCTTTTGTAGATTAGGATGAGTTTGATTATTTTTCTTGGCTTCATCATTAAGTTCAGAAGCTTCCTTGGTCATAATAGCAACACTATTATTCTTTTTTGCTGACGTGTGTCTGATCATTAGGTCCTTAGAGGATATTTTACCAGAATTAACAGGACTAGAATTAGTTTTTATACTGTTTGTTTCATTAACGCTATTACTTTTCTCTAAAATCTTTGAAACCTGCTTATCTGTTAAATCTAATTCTGTAGCAATACTGCTTATGCTTAATCCTTGACTATTAAGCCAGTATGTAGAATATTGATGTAATTTACTTGTTCTTGCCATTAGATCATCTCTCTTTCTGCATTATGTAACCATGCTGCATTTTTTGTTTTAAGAAAACCTAGATACATATTAAATACCTTCTCATTTACTTCCTTGAACTTAAATCCACTCCTAACAACTCTGTCTAAAAAAACATTTGGCTTTTCATCTCCATATAGAGATATTGGATTGTAGACCGAATTGTTGTTTGCTAATCTAATATAGAACCTATGGGAGCCGTCGGCCCTGTATAATTTTTTAGCACAGACCTTCTGATCTTCCTCGTTGAGCCTAGGGTTTCCGTCAATATCCAAATAGTCACTAGTACCAGATATGGTATAAAATTCATCAGGTAGGTCTTTATTTTTAGTGTTATTTTTTTTTGCAGAGAAGATAAAGTCATCCATTTTTGGTTTCCTTGTTTACTGTGTTTTTATTTGCATCATTATAAGAGTCCTGTATTGTTTTTTCAAAAAATTCCATGAAAGCATTGACAAAATCAACATAGTTTTTGTCTTGTGGTACTGGCATATGGTATGTTTGAGATAATAATTGTACAGATCCTACGTTCTGACCTTCTTTATCCTCTTCGAGCACATTGGCTGTGACGGAAAATACAATTTCATGAGGACAAGAGATAAGCTTGGTTGATTCCGGGAATAAATTTAACTGTGTCTCAAATCTATGTTTAATCTCTTCGAATTCATCTTTATCTAAGATCTTTTTTAGATTATCGAGAATATCATCTTGTGATTCTTGTGTTTCTTGAGAAGTCATACTAGTTCCATTTTGTTTTAGGTTGTTTTTTCATTCTAGACATACCAGTCGGTAAATCTTTTAAGACCTCATTATCTCTGTAGGCACTATGTTTTTCATTTAGGGCTTGTTTTTGATCATCGCTCATTCTGTCTCTGTTTCTGTTGGCAATATCTCCTAAAGTTTTGAGTTCACTATCTGATTTTTTTACTGAAGCATTTAATGTAGCCACATCATCCATATATCTTCGACAGGTTTTAACAGAGCTGCAAGACGGACACCGAGGTTGTTCTGTGTAATCTTTCATAGATAAAAATAGCTCAAAATTTTTATCACATTTATTACAAGAGTATGAGTATGTGGGCATATTCTACTTCAATTCTCTTTGTGCTGCATTGAGCCATCGTATATTTTTGGTCTTCAAGAACGAAACATACTTATCAAAAACAGACTGAGGAACCTCTCTAAAAGATAGTCCTCCTTTGCATGTGTTGTTGATAAAATCAAAAGTTTCCTTATTCTTGACGTTTGATTCTATGGTTACCGGATTATAGATTATATCGTTTTGTTTTGTACGGATATAAAATCTTAGTTGCATCTTATCGGTTGTTCCCATATGCTTGGAAGGTTTGTTGGGAATAGATTTTGCCATAATTTTTGGACTATCCTCAGAATTAATTCTAGGATTCCCATTATCGTCAATAAAGTCTTCACTACCGACTAGACAATAGAGAGCAGATTTATTTTCTTCTTTTGAAGGTTTGATTGTAAAAACTTCGTCAATCCTCATTATTATATCCTAGTTAAAATATGACTCTGGCAAATATGGTTGCCATTCTGATGGGATGTCTGATCTTATATTAAGCAACAACCCTACAACAGGCAAGTACTTAAAATTTTTGGCTGGTTGATATGGGAAGGTTTTAAGAGACATATTTGCTTGTGCTGGTGTTTTATTTCCTTTTTTCCTATTACACTCAACACAAGCCGTAACTATGTTGGTCCAACAAGTTGGACTACCATTTTTATTGTTCCATTTAGATTTTGGAATAACATGATCATATGTTAATTTATTTGTTTCTTTTTTTTGATAACAGTATTGGCATGTATATTCATCTCTAATGAATAGATTTTTACGAGAAAAATTTACCGATTGAGTATGAAGTTTAAAAT